ACAGGGGGTACCAGCCGACGACGCGGTACTGGAGCCTCGTATAGCCGGCCCTGCGCTGGCGGACGGCGAGCGTCACGCCCTCCAGCGAGCCGGGACCGAATGTGTAGCGTGCCATCGGTCTAGCCTCCCGTGACTGGTGGGCGGCCCCTACAGGGCCGCCGCGTAACTGGCGAGCGCCTCACTCGCGCTCATCTCGCCCGACTCGACGGCTGCGGCGAGCGTGGCTCGCAGCTCGCGCCGCTTCGCGGCGGAGAGCGGCCGACGCTTCGTCGTGCGCCGACGTGACGCGGGCTTGACGGCCGATGGGCGGGTCAGGGTGGGCCGGTGGTCGCCATTGTGGCGAGGCAGCCTGCCGCAGCCTTCGGCTGCGTGCTCCGCGTCACCCGCCTCGAAGAGCGCGCCACAGGTCGTGGGGCGCGACGGCTTCGCCGTGGTGCTGGACTGCCGCTTGGCGGTCATGTGTGTCACTCTCCTGACGCTCGGGACCGTCGGACCGTTCGGCCGACGCGGCGCTGCCAGTGTCTCATGGCTGTCAAGTCCCCTCGTCGCGGGTCTCTCCTGCGCATAACGCGCACGGAGAGTGGCGCGACGAGTCAGCGCATCACGAGGCGGACCGGTCCGGCGGGGGGGCTCAGCGCTCCGGGTCGCGACCTACGGTCGCGGCGTGGCATGTCCGCCAGATGAAACGCCGTTGACAGGTCCGCCAGATGAAACGCCGTTGACAGGACGCACCACTTTCTCACCGTCGGAGACGGTGCGGTGTCGCACATGTGCTACACGCCTACGTCACGGCGCGAGCGCCGCGCTCCCGCAAACGTCACGCTGGCACCGGGGTGGGCGGGAGGTTTCTGCGGCCCGGCGGTGGGGGCGGACATGCCGGGACCCCCGACTCTGGACCCTGCCCCCGAGGCGGGTCGCTGCCCGCGCCCTTCCTCTTCTGTCGCGCGGACACGATGGTTGGGGAAACGTCCCAGGCCCCCCAAATAGAACACCCGCCCGGAGGTCGGCGAAAGGGCGTCCAGATGCCCCCCGAAACGAAACTTTCACCCCCGAAAGGGGTCCGGAAACCTCGCCCAGGGGTTCCGTGTGGAGGGTCTGTAGGCACGTTGTGGAGGGTGTGGAGGCTTGCCTGAAAAGTCCCACGGGGAAATGCAGCTCAGATACTCTTCAGGAAACCATCCACACCCTCCACACCCTCCACATCGGACCCCTGGACGGAGACCCAAATAGAACACCACCTTGCAGCCAACCTTGCAGAAGGGGGGGGTGAAGCCGGAACGAAGTCACCCCCACCGCAGCCGCTGAGTCCGCCGCTGGCCGCCATCGCGCGCCGATGGGCTATGCTGGATGCCTCGCCGCCAAGTCGGCCGGCGACACATGCAGGAGGCAAGTATGTCCGGACTCACGTTCACCGCCACGAGCAAGGCGGCTGACGCGCCCGACGTCGAGGGCGGCATCTATGACGGGCGCTTCGACGGTGTCAGCACCAAGCACATCGAGGGCGGCATGTACGGCGGGGGCGACCGCTTCGAATGGTCGTTCACCCTCCTGGACGACTCCGGTGCGGTCCTCTACGACGCGGGCGACCCCGTCGTGGTCACGGGCCTCAGCTCGACCAGCACGAACGTCGCGTCCAAGACGACGCCGCGCGCGGTCCGCTACCTGAAGGCGCTCTGCACGCCGGCCGAGTTCGCCGCCTTCGAGGCGGGTGAGGGCCTCGACGAAAAGAACCTGGTCGGTCGCGTCGTCCAGGTCGAGGTCGCCATCAAGGAGAACGGCTGGCCGACCATCGCGAACGTGCTCCCCGCGCGGAAGCAGCGGTCGAGCAAGTAGTCTGGAGGGAGTCCCCGGGGCCGCCACGGCAGCAGGACGACGTCCGGTGACCTGCCGCAGGTTGAAGCCCGCCCCGGGGACCGCCCCCTGAAGGGAGACGCGAGATGAAGCGAAGGGTTGAGGCCGTCCTCGGGGTGGGGCTCGTCCTCATCGTCCTGGGCGTCGCGGTCGCGGTCGGCTACGGCATCGCGAGCAGGGAGCTGGGCCTCGAAGGCCCCGGGAGCGCGGGAGACGCCGCGCGGCTTCCCTCCTGCCGAGCGGCCGTCGCTAGCGCGTACGACATCATCGAGGCGTACGAGACCATCATCCGGGCGCTCGCCGCAGACGATATGGCGACCGCGCAGGATACTTGGAGCGCCATCCACGAGGAGTACAATGCCGAGGACCTCGGAGTCGCCATCGACGTCTGCCTCGCCACGGAGTGAGTGCAGCCGAGGGCACGACCTGACCCTACCCGACGCCTGGATGACGAATGGCCCCGACCGGACGTGCAGGGCGTGTCGGTACGTCTCCCGCGATAGGGCGATGCGCCGCTACCGAACGACGGCCAAGGGCTTCCTGGCTAGGGTACGCTACGCAACGACTAAGAGAGGTACCCCATGAGCGCCCCCAAGGACGATATCGACCTCCGCCGACAGGCCCTGCTGAAGACCGCCCGGGCCGCCGTGCGCCTGAAGCACAGCCTGGCCGCCGACGCCGAACTGAACGACCTCATCCCCGAGCTGGAGCGCCGGTTCGACGCGTACGTTCAGCGCGGAGAGCTGCCCGAGGTTGCCCGCCTGCTCCGCGATAGCGGCGTGCTGCAGGACGCCTGATGGGCACCCTGTCGGCCCCCGCGACGCAGCTCGCTACCCTGGACTTCGACATAGAGAACCGGCCCCTGTCCTATTGGCAGCCGGACCGGCCCACGGCGCAGATAACGAGCATCGCCTGGATGTGGGCGGGGGACCACGACACCCTCGACTGCCTCCTCCTGGCGCCGCCCTGCTTCCACCGGGGCCACGAGGAGGCCTGCCCCGACTGGCCGCGCGGCATGGTCTCCGAGCGGACCATGCTGGAGAGGTTCAGCCTGGTCATCCGCCAGGCCGACGTCGTCACCGGCCACTACATCCTTCGCCACGACCTGCCCATCCTCAACGGAGCCCTCTACGACAACGGGCTCCCCCTCCTGAACGACGTGCGTGCATCGGACACGAAGCTCCACATGTTCACGAAGGCGGACGTTCCCGCGACGCAGGAGCACCTGCTGGAACTCCTCGACCCGCTATGCCCGCTCGGCATCCCGCTGGAGAAGTTCCACATGACCCAGGCCCGCTGGCGCGAGGCGAACAGGCTCACCCCACAGGGCGTGGAGCTGACCCGCCGGCGCGTCATGTCGGACGTACACGCCCACTCGCACATGCGGGAGGCGATGGTCGAGCGCGGCTGGCTGGGGCAGGCGACGATGTGGCGCGGACGTGGGGGGGAGGTCGTAGAGGGGCACCACCTGTGAGCGCCGTCCTGGACGCCGCGCTCGACTACGCCTTCAACCGGGGACTCCGCGTCATCGCCCTATCGGGCAAGCAGCCGAACGGGCGCGTGCATCCGCACGGCCTGAAGGACGCCCTGTCGGCCGCCGAGCCGGCGACCGCGTTCGACGCGGCCTTTGCCCACGCATCCACGACGGGCGTCGGCATCCTGACCGGAATGCCGTACTACGTCGTGGACATCGACGGCGAAGAGGGTGCCCGGGCCTGGATGGAGATGGTGGGCGAAGAGGAGTTCATCCCGGACCGCTGGGTGGCCCGGACTGGGCGTGGCCTGCACCTGTGGGTCGGCTCCGCGTACCGGTTCCCGACCGCCAGGCTCGCCGACAAGCTCGACTTCAAGGGGGAGGGGGGCTATGTGGCCGCGCCGCCGTCCCGCCACCCCGACGGCCACGAGTATGAGTGGCTGCTGCCGCCCAGTCCCGTTCTGCCGCCGCTGGAAATGCCGCTTTCCCTCGAACGCCTGCTCCTCCGACGCCAGCGCGAGCAGGAGGCCAAGATGGTCAGTCGCCGGGCGGTCCGCCTGCAGGCCAGGAGGCCCCTGGAGGATGGCGTCCTGTACGCCGTCGCTACCTTCGGCGGTATCATCGACCGCGTCCGGGCCGAGCCCGAGGGCAACCGGAACGCCGTCCTCTACTGGGCAGCCCGGACGATGGTCGAGGAGGGAGCGGATGACGAGGACCTGGAGGAGCTGTTGAACGCCGCCATCGAGAGTGGCCTCCAGCGCAGGGAGAGCCGGCTCACCATACGGTCGGCCGTGCGCGCGACCGGTGGGTGACTCGTTCGGCCGAGGGGCCGAGGACTTCCGGCAGGCCGACTGGCTATCCGAGGAGCTGGAGGGCACCTGGCGCTACGACCATACTGCCCAGCGGTGGCACCACTGGGATGGCACCCGGTGGGCGCCCGACGAGACCGAGCACATCGTCTTCACCGTCGCCGAGCGCGCTCGCTTGGCGCTCGCGCGCGGAACCTGGTCGGTCGGCGGGGCGTCCCTCTCCACGGACGACGCCAAGGCGCTCGTGAAGCTCCTCAACGTCCCCGTCGCCCGCCGCGCCCTGGAGGCCCTGGCTACCATGCCGGCCTACGCCACGAACGGCGATGACTGGGACCAGGTGCCCTACCTGCTCGGCGTCGAGAATGGCGTCGTGGACCTCCGCACCAACACGCTAGTCGAGCATCCCGAGCCGTCCTGCCTGGTCACCAAGACGACGGGGGTCCGATTTGAGCCGGCGACCGACCCGGAGCAGTTCGCGGCCAGGGCGCCCCTCTTCATGGCCTTCATGGAGGACGTCATGTCCGGCGACCCGAGCATGGTCGCCTTCCTGCTGCTCTGGTTCGGCTCATCCCTCTTCGGAATGTCGCCCGAGCAGCGGTTCCTCCTGATGACGGGCATCGGCCGGAACGGCAAGGGCGCCCTGAAGCACTCGGTCATGAAGGCCGTCGGCGAGTACGGCGCCCAGTTCGACGCGAACCTCTACATGCGCTCGAAACTCGGAGCGGCTCGCAGTGACGGAGCCCGCGCCGACCTGCTCGCCCTGAAGGGCAAGCGCATCACCTTCTTCTCGGAGCCGGAGGGGAACCGCTTCAACGAAGAACTGCTGAAGGCTCACACGGGCGGGGACCGCATCACGGCCCGCGCGCTCTACTCGAACAACGTCCAGAGCTGGGACCCGACACACAGCATCACCTTCCTGGTCAACGACGCCCCCGAGGTGGACGACCTCGGGCCGTCGATGACCGCCCGCGTCATGGTCGCGGACTTCCGTGAACGGTATGACGGCGAGCGCGAGGACAAGCGCCTCTACGGCAAGCTGGAGAGGGAGGCTGAGGGCATCCTGGCCATCCTCTGCTGGGCCGCGTCGGCCTGGTGGGCCTCGTGGGACGCCGGCGGACACGGGCTGACGCTGCCGGAGCGGGTCCAGGAGCAGTCCCGCCGGTTCATGGAGCGCAACGACCCTCTCGCTCAGTTCATCAACGAGCGGTGCGAGACGGGCCTGGACCTCCGTACGGGCTCAGCCCACCTGTACGGGACCTTCCTGGAGTGGTGGAGGGCCTCCGGCCAGGCTGGTGAGGCCCCCTCGCAGGTCCGTTTCAGCCAGATGATGGAGCGGAAGGGCTTCAAGAAGGTCAAGGGGCGAACCTCGAACGACTTCCGGGGCATCCAGCCCCTCTCTGCGTGGCAGTTGGCGGACCGTGATGACTCGGAAGAGGAGTGAGTGGCCCGGCCCGCCTGTCGAGGGGCAGATTGGGTGGCTTGACGACCTGGAGTTTCCCCTTCGACGGTCGGCGGAGATGGTGAGGTCCGACCCGAAGGCCGCTAAGGAGGCGTTTCGGGCCGCCGCTGGCGCGGCGGCCCCCTCGAAGCCCGCGCAGTGCCCCCACTGCGGACGGCGACACCGGACGCTGACGCCTGAACAGTGCCTGGACCGACAGATGACCGAGAAGACACTGGATGACCGGGTCCGCGACCGCGCTCGGCGCCGGGGATGGAAGGTGGCGCACGTCGGGAGAGGCTGGACGGGCGAGGACGGGGTCATCGTGACCGCCATGGCGCCCGGGTGGCCCGACCTCACCCTCGCCAAGGAGGGGCATAACCTCATCTTCATGGAGCTGAAGCGCGAGCAGGGCGAGGTCAGCGAGGACCAGTGGTTCTGGCTTCGACTTCTCAACCTGACGGGTAACCATGCTATCGTAGTGAGGCCCAGCGACCTCCGCATGGGTCGTGTAAACGCCGTCCTCGACCAAGGGAGCCCGCTCTGAGCGCCGGATGCAAGGTCTGCGACGACCGCGCCCTGAGGGTGGCGGTGGACGAGTTGCTCGACAAGAAGGAGACGTTCGCCTTCATCGGGCGAGTGATGACCGCCCGGGGGTGGCCTGTGTCTGCCGGGGTTGTGTCGAGCCACGCAAAGCACCGTCACGAGTACCAGTCCGCGTCGTCGGCACCCACTCCTTCGACCGAGAAGCGGGACATCGCGAAGCTCCTCCAGGACCGCATGGGGCGGGCCATCGAGGTAATGCCGGAGGCGGACCTCTTCGACAAGGACAACCAGGCCGCCATCAGTAACGCCCTGAAGGCCCAGGCACAGATTGACAAGCGAGAGATGGCGCGCCAGAAAGCGGGCTCAGCCGAGCTAGCCTGGGCGCTGCTGGGCCTCCTGTCGGCACCACCGCCGCAGCTCGAAGACGGCCTGACCATCGAAGGCGAAGCCCATGAAGTTGAGTGACCCTCAGGTTCGCGCCGAACTCCGGCGTCGGGGGCTCTCCGAGAGGGTCATCGCCGAAGCCCTCCGGCTCCGGGACTTCAGTCGGCACCAGCTCGGGCTCGAACTGCACGTCGGCCAGCTCTCCTTCGGCGCGCGCGTGCTCCTGCGGGACAGGGGGTCGGGCACCCAGGCCGCCTACCTGACCCTGATGCTGGCCTCGGGAAACCGGGCCGGCAAGACACTGCTGATGGCGGTCCTCATCATCTACTCGTGCCTCCTGAAGCTCAACCGGCCGCAGCCGGAGCAGGGCGACGACAGGGGCGCAGCCGCTTGGCTGAAGTCCGAATATCACTGGTACCACTTCGGCATCCAGCAGGAGGTCGCTGACCTCGTCTACAACGACATCATCCGACTCCTGTCCGGCTCGCACGAGGGACAGGTCGGCGGGTGCCCCCTCGTCGAGAAGCTGGGCGCCGTTGCCGATTGGGATACGAAGGAGTACGGCGATTACCGCTGGGTCCGCTTCCGACCCGAGGTAGGGGGCGCCCAGGTCCACTTCCGCACCACGGGCGAGAAGGCCCTCGGCTCGCTCGGCAAGGACATGCACGGACTCTCGTTCGACGAGGCCGGCCTGGAGCGGAACCTGGAGTTCCTCATCAAGGAGGTCTTCGGCTTCCGGCGCCTGGGTACCGGCGGCCAGCTCATCATGTTCTCGACGCCGTCAGAGGACCTCGGCTTCAGCTTTCCCGACCAGTGGGCGCTCGGCGACCCCTCCAATCCGCTGCGCCTGCAGTCCTGGTTCTCGATGCGCATGAGCACGCGAGACAACATCGGGTACGGCCTCGACCAGGAGATGTTCGACCGCCTCGTCCAGGACATGGACGAGCGGACCGTCATGCAGAACATCGAGGGCCTCTTCCTGCAGGCCAAGGCGGCCTACTTCAACGGGGCGAATGTCGAGCGCGTCTTCCGCAACAAGCTCCCCGAGCGGATGGCGGCGCGCAGGCAGACCGTCTACCTGCAGGGTCTGGACCCGGCCAAGAGCCACGACAGCGCCTGGAGCATCGTTCTGGCAGTCCTCGGCGACCCGGCCGACCCGGACCGCCCGCACCTCGTCGGCGTGCGCGCGGACCAGAGGCGCGGACAGAAGTCCACGGCGACCGTGGTGGACATGGCGCTCGACGCCTTCAATGCGTACGACGTCGCGCGACTCGGTTCCCGGTGCTACACTGCTACCGACGCAACCGGCTTCGGTGGTAAACTGTTCCGAGAGGCGCTTGACGAAGTCGTCCCGAACGTGTACAACGTCGAGTTCGGCGGGACGAGCCAGAGGAAGAAGAAGCTCCTAGGGGACCTCAGGACAGTCATCGACTCCGGCAAGCTCCACCTACCCAACCACGGCATCTGGAAAGGCGTGCGACGACAGTTGCTCGGATACAAGTTGGAGGACCGTGGCATCGAGCAGGACGCCGTTATGGCCCTCGTCTGCGCTGTGTACCTCCTCCGTCGCGCCCCCGCCGACGGAGTGCCATCCATTCCCTTTGACCTGAGTGGCGGAGATGCCTGACCAGAACTATAGCGACCTCACCATCGCGCGCGGGGCACGGCTCATCACGGACAGTGAAGAGGACGTCCGCCTCGTGCGCACTCTGGCCAAGAGGGTCGCCGCCATCAAGGGTGAGCAGGACTTCTTCCGCCAGTGGTGCGACCGCGCCGACGCCCTGTACTACTCGACGACCTTCACCGACGGCGGGGCCGACCTGTGGCCCACCGACAAGAGCGCCACGACGAAGGGGCGCTCGCACGTCAGCATCAACACGCCGTCCGTCTACGTGGATGTCCCCGCTGCTCTCCAGTCGGTTGAGCCCATCGAGAACATGCTGGCGACGGACACGACGGAGGAGGCCCGCGCCGCCGCATCGAGCCTGGAGCGCGTCTACACGGCCTGGAAGCAGGAAGAGGACTTCGAGCTGAAGTTCCATAAGGCGACCGTCGTCAAGGCCCTCTACGGCCGGACGGCGGGGCGCGTCTACTGGGACTCGGAGGCCGACCCGCCGCGTCCCTGCATCGAGGTCATCGAGCAGCCGCGCAACCTGTGGCTCGGCTGGAAGACCGACCAGTATGACGCCCTGGAGTGGGCCGCCTACGTCACGCGCTATGAGCCAAACGCCCTGGCTGAACAGTACGGCGTAGACGTTCGTGAGCGGACGATGGACGACGGGCGCAAGGTCCCGTTCGTGACCGGCCCGGCCGACCTCCCGGGGGACTACGGCGACAGCACGGCCACGCGGCCCTGGCTAGACTGGGGCAAGGCGCGCATCGAGGTGTGGGACTACTGGTACCGCAAGCCGGTCTGGAGGCGCGGCAAGCTGTCGGGGATGGTGACTGTCAACGCCGTCATCGCCGGCAACTACGTCCTGCGCGGACCCATCGAGTACCCCGAGCACAAGGGCGAGCTGCCCTACGTCATCCTCTTCAACACCTTCATCCCCGGGGTTCCTACCGGGCGCTCCGAGTTGCACGACGCCGAGCACCTCATTCGCGAGAAGTACGAGAAGGTCACGGCCGGCAGCCAGATGATTGCCAACGCCGTCGCCGGCGACTACTGGCAGCTCGTCGGCCCCGAGGCGCCGACGCGCGTGCCCGCCGGCCTGAAGCCCAAGCGGAACGAGCTGGTCGGCCCCGGCCCGGGCAACCGCATCGAGACCATCACGCCCTTCATCGCCCAGTTCCAGCTCGAACAGTACCTCGGCCGTCTCGACCGCGAGCTGTCGAGCATCTCCGGCCTGAACGACCTGCTGCTCGGCCTGGCGCCGGCGCAGGTCCTGTCGTCCTCGAAGGCCATCAACGCCCTCATCGCCAACTACGAGTCCCGCTTGTCGCTGCGCCGAAAGCTGCTGTACAAGTGGCGGCGCGACGTCTGGTCCAAGGCCCTCACCATCTGGAAGCAGAAGGACGCCAAGGTCAGGTCTATTACGGACGCCGGCGCTGGGTTCCTCGACATTACGGACCCGAGCCTCAACCCGCGCGACGAGATGGAGACCGCCACCCGAGCTGCGAACCTCGTCAACGCGAAGCTCTGGTCGCAGCGTCGCGCCATGGACGCTGTCGGCGTGGATGACCCCGAGACGGAACAAGACCTCATTCGCGAGGAGCGCACCGACGCGACGATGTTCCCGGAGAGCGTGCAGGTCATGGCCCAGCTCATGGGCGCTCTGCAGTCACTGGGCCTGGCGCCTCCCCAGGGCGCCGCCGAGGCAGTGGGCGCGCAGGCAACCTCCGGACAGCGCGACCTAGCGGCGGCCGGGGTGGCCGCCACGCCACAGAACACGACCAGCTCGCAACTTCCGGGCGACCAGGGTATCGTTCCGCCCGAGGCCGGCGGCGCGCCCGAAGGCGCTCCGCCCCCGTTCGCCGCCGCCGGTCAGCCGGCCGTGCTGCAGGGCATGGTTCAGGGCGGCGAGGCCAAGGGACGCATCCTGACCCAGCAGAAGCTCGGGCGCCGGTAACGTGGCGCGCCGAGGCACGTTCGGGCGCCAGCCGAGGGCGGCCCCCAACCTGACAAACACCCTCATCGCCATCGCTCGCGAGATGCAGCAGCAGCGCGACCAGAACATCATGTCCGCCTGGGAGAAGGGCGGCAACTTCGAGGGCAAGCCCGTCACGGACGAGAGGGTTCTCGCACACTGGCGCGAGCGCATGGAGGGCGTCTCCCCTGACGACCCTATGTACGACACGTTCAAGAACGCCGTTACGCAGTACGAGTACGCCATCGCCGAGTCGAAGGCCTCGACCGCCTATGCGCAGGGCAGGATGTCGGACGGCCAGATGGCCGCCTTCTACCTGGGGTGGGCCAAGAAGGTGCCCAAGAACAGCGAGTTCTACCGAGTGCTTCAGCGCGACGCCGCGCAGTTCACGCGCGCCGCAAGGTCCCGGTCCGACGCGTTCGCTCGGCAGCGTAAGGAGCAGGCCTACCAGGACAAGCTGGCAGCCCTCCACAGGAACGAGCGGCAGGGCGAGTTTCTTATCGACGTCCTGACGTCCATGGCCCAGCAGGGCAGTAGGGGCATCGCGGGCCTCATTGCCGGACCGGGCTCCAACTCCGACCTGACCCAGTTCGACTCGGGCGACCCCGAGCAGATGACTCGCCTCCTGCAGATGATTACGCCGTTCACCCTGGGGTCGGGGGAGTCCGGACTGGAGCGGTCCGCCCGAGCCAGGCAGGAGGCCACGGACCAGGTCCTGTTCAACCAGGCCGATGGCACTCCTGTCACGGGCAGGGACATCGTAGACCGACTTACCAAGCTGGACGGGAGCTTCAACGGGACCGTAGACCTGGCCTACGTGAGGTCAGCCCTGCTGACCCAGCGCCAGCAGGTCCAGAAGCGTATCGACCTCGCTAACGAGACGGGTCACGTTACGGACGCGAACAGCTTCACGAAGCAGCGCGACTATCTCGACACCCTCGGACGCCAGGTCAACGCCTGGCCGGTTCAGGTGGACTACATGAACGCTCGCGAGGCCTATCTGGAGGTCTTCAACAGCGACCAGGTTCTGCCGGACGCGAAGGTCAAGGCCTGGCAGGCATACCAGGCCAAGCTGATGACGCTATCCGAGGACCCGCGTATCGCTAACGATGCGACCACGAAGAACGCCCTCTACAACGAAGCCCAGCAGGTCGAGGGCACGGTTACCCTCGCCGAGTCGTTCACGCAGATGGTCAGCAAGGACAGCGACTTCAAGGGCGAGGTCTCGAAGAATGCGGAACTCCTCGCCGCCTGGGACGAACAGGCGGTGCAACTGAAGAACGACCCCCACAACTACCAGGTCACGACCGGCGAGTACAACGCGGACGGCTCCTTCACGCCAACAGCCGGCGGTCCGAGCCTGGGCGTCGCGCGGATGGAGGACATCCACGCCGTTGCGGCAAGTATTCAGGGTGACCCGCGTATCGTCTACGCCCCAACAGCCTCCGGTACGCCCCAGGCCGTCATGGTGGTAGGCGTTCCCGTGCGCGTGTACGCAACAGACCCGACTACCGGCCAGGCAATGGCCAAGGACAACGACCTGCCCGTCGCTAACGTGTACCAGGTCAATGTTGGTGGGCAGGTTGTCGAAGTCTTCGGCTACACGGGTATCGACGGCCGCCAGGTCTTCTCGTCTGAGCCCCCCTGGGACCCGGAGGCGACGGGTGGCCTCATCCGTGGGGAGAGGGGGATGGTCCTCGACCTGTCGAAGTACGTCGCGCAGGGCAACGTGCCCGGCGTAACCATCCGGCGGGCGACCCGCAGTCCTGGACAGGGACGGCCTTACCTCGACCCGGCGGCGGTAATCGACGGAACCGACCCGACGCGCGCCGCTACGCGCGGAAAGAACCCGGCGACGGAGTTCTTCAGCCCCACCCTGGCGGCCGTGTTCTCCCTCCCGGAGGGCGCCCGGCTGCTTGACACCCTGAAGAACGACCCCCTGTTCAGGGCGCAGATTGAACGGGAGGCGGCTGAGGCCTCCGGCATCACCATCGACCAGAAGACGGGCGCCCCGGTCGGCGACCCAAAGAGCATCGAGCAGTTCACCCAGTACAGGGGCCAGGTCGAGGCAGCCCAGGCCGCCCTCGACTTCAGGGCGAGCCCGGAGAGGCACTTCGCCGCGATGGCGAAGGCCTGGCGGAAGGATGTGGAGTCCCTGGTTGGTATCGTAAGGCAGGCCGAGAAGGCTGGCGCCGACGTGAGCGGTTGGTATGACCGGGGCTGGAGGGCCAACCTGGAGCTGGACCGCCTCGACGGAACACAGATGGCCGCCCTGGGCCGGGCCACCGTTCCCGGCTCCAACCTGCTCACTAGGTTCGCCGGCACGGAGACTGACGAGCGCGTTACTCTCCGGCTGCAGGGCAGCCTGAAGCTGCCGGCAGCGCCTCCTCCAACACCTGCTGCGGCCCCGCCCCCAGGGGCCACGCCGGGAGCTGACGTCAAGCCGTATCAGGCGCCCCCGCCGCCGTCCTCGACCCCTCCCACCTCCACTCCGTCCCCGACGCCGCAGTGGAAGTGGGACCGGCTGATGTAACGTGGCCGGTTACGACTTCAGGCCCAGTAAGGGCGGGTTCAGCTCATCCGGCCGTCTCAGCGGCCCATGGGACACGTCCACGGGCACCGTCGGCGTGCCCTGGGAGCCCCCGGACCCGCCCGAATGGGGTGCGACGCCGGGCACGTATAGCGTCAACCCGCTTGACCCCGGCGGCTCCCTGGAGGGGGCAACCGAAGAGACCGGCGGCCTCATCAGAGGTCTGAAGGTGGCCCTATTCGGCACGGACCAGGCGGTGGCCAACGAGAAGGGCGAGCTGACCCACGGAGGACTCATCGGGGACGTGCCCATCGCCGGCGACCTGACCCGCTTCTTCGGAGGCGGCCTGGCGACCGCCTCGGACGCATTCCTGGGCGGGCTCGGGGGGCTCGCCGAGCGGGTCCCGAACTACCTAGACCCGAGCGCGGCAGCCCAGGGGCAACGGCTGAACGAGCAGTTCGAGGCCATCCCGCAGGAGTGGCGCGATAAGTTCATGGCTGAGGCGGGAGCGGACAAGGGGCTCTTCGGGACCGGCATCCTTTCGAACGAGGACTCGAAGAAGTCCCAGGCCATTCGCGCCTACCAGGAGGTCCAGGCAATGGAGAGGCCCGACCTCTTCTCTGGCCTGTATGCGCCGCCGGCATCCGTCGCGGACTCGGTGTCGAACCTGCTTGGTGGCCTGGGGGCCGCCCAGCGCGTCGCCGAGCGCGGCGTTGCCGGCGCGGCCAAGCCTCAGACCAACAACATGAACCGTCTCCAGGAGATTATGAGCGTCGGCTCGGGGGCGCAGGGGAGGTTCGCGTTCGGAGATGACGACCCGGAGGAATACGGCAAGCTCCTGCCGGTCGAGCAGCTCGTGTACGAGCGCGTAGCGGCGGGGGACTGGACCGAAGATGAGGGACTGACATACCTGGCCTCCCACGGGGCCGGACTGTCCCACTCGCAGTGGCTGCAGATTGCCGGCACATTCGCCACGGACCCCCTGAACGTCGCGTCGCTGGGCGCTGCTGGACTGGCCACGGGCGGCCGGACGGGCGTGAGCGTCGTTGCCAACCTCAACCGGGCGCAGGAGGGGCTGAAGGCGGCGCAGGCAGCATACGACGCAGCCTCGGGGCTCTCCAAAGTGGACGCCGCTGCGCGGCTCGCCGAAGCCACGAAGGCCCTCCAAGGCGCCCGGGCTGCCACCGTCGTGACGCGCGGCTCCTCGGCGCGCCTGAACGTGCTCGGAAGGCTCGGCGAGACGGAGGAGGTCACGGCCGGGTTCCGCAGGCTCGGCGTGCTGTACGGTGGCCTCGACGGCACCGCAATCGGTCGGGTCTCCAAGGCCGCCCGGACTGTTATTGACCCCCTCCACGCCATCGACCTGCGTCTGCCTGCCGGCAGCGTAGACCTGTTGTCGGATACCGCGTCGAAGGCGGTGGTTCAGTCCTACGGGTTCGGGAACCACCTGAAAGTCCTGGAAACACTACACGACATCAGTCCCGAACTGTACAACCAGTTCGTCGATAACTTCGCCATCTACGCGGGGAACCTGACGCGCCGAGTCATCGGCATAGACGCCCGTAACGCCACCCTGGCTAGCGGCGAGGCTAACCTGCCCGGCCTGATAGCGCGGAGCCCGGATGATGTCGTCGCCGAGATGATGCAGGGTCGGCGTAAGGATATCCTGGGACTCATTACAGAGGAGGGCCAGCGCCATCGCATTCGCGCGTTCGACGAGGCGGCGATGGACAACCTCGCCGTCCGCATGCACAAGATGTACGGCGTGAAGGAGCCCGATGAGTGGCGCGCCATCCTGAACACGATGAACGAGGACCAGCTCTCTATGCTGCACGCTTCGACCTACGGCAGGGCGACGCAGCAGCTCGTAGACGGTGTCGCCATCGCCATGCGCGAGGGGGCCGGCACCCTGGACACCGGCCTGCTTCAGCGACTGGTCCTACTGCGCCGCGACACGCTCACACGCCTGGGCGCGGAGGGCATCCTGAGCCGCCTGGGGGAGGCCATTGCAGCCGGCGACAGGGCGGGTGTCATCGCCGAGATTACCGAAGCACAGCGCCTGTACCCCGAGCTACGGTACTTCTCGTTCAACTCCGCCAACCCGATTGCCAGCGCGGAGCGGTTCGCGCAGTGGCTCAGCCGTAAGGTGGACCACCTGCCGATGCAGGTCACGGACGAGGAGTCGGCCGGCCTGCACACCTCCCTTCAGGAACTACAGAACAACATCGAGGGCGCCTACACGCTGGGCTTCCGGCCCGAGGACGAGTACCTGTGGGGCCTCGACCGCGTAAACACGGCCGGCGGCCGATACGCTCCGGTGGGAGATGTGTGGGTGGACCATGTCGGCATAGAGGGCGTTGGCCCCGGATACCGAGCGGGACGCTATCTTGACCTCAACTTCATGGGCAAGCCCATCCTGGGCGACCCGACGTCTAAGCGAAGCCTGGGGCGCATCGCCATGAAGCCGGTTGACTACATGGAGGCCGGCCTGCGAACCCTGAAGTCGAACGTCTCAGGCACGATGATTGCCGAGGCAGCCAACGCCCGGTTCGAGGCCACCCTGACCACGAAGCACGGGTTCACGGATACGGAGGCCAGGTCCATCCTGGAGGCGCTGCGCGAGCATGTCGGGCAGACGCGCACCATCGCCAATCCGAGAGGCCTGTCGCCGACGAGCATGATGGACGTGGCCAGGGGGCTCATCCCCAGGCGCTTCTCGCCGGCCGACTTCACGGAGCGCGACCTTCTGGCCGCCGTGCTCGACGCCTATGAGGGTGACATCCGGTTCGTCGGGGCGACCCAGCGTCTTACCGGTGCGGCCAAGCGCATCGTCGGCGAGAAGACGGGCATCAACTTCCTGGGGCAGATTGCCGAGCACGCCTACCCGCTCCTGAAGTTCCGCCTCAACGTGGTCTTCCAGGCACAGGAGAAGATTGAGCCCTGGGTCTTGAACGCGCAACGGGGCGCCATGCTGGCCACGGGCGCAAAGATGTCGCCGTCGGATGTGGTGCTTGCCCGGAACCTGGAGAGAATGACGGGTCTCTCGCTCACCCGGATGGGCGACATGGCGGACCAGTTCGAGTACAGCGCCCAGGTTCTGTTCGGCAAGAAGATGGCCGAGATGTCCGTACAGGAGCGCGGCGCCCTTCAGAGGGTCGTCTCGTTTGCCAGGTCCCTGACCGACGTCCAGGGGACGAAGCGCATCTCGATGCTGCGGACCTTCAAGAAGGGACTGGGCAAGGAGATGCGTAGCGCCTGGGACGAGGCCTACCCTGGGCGCAACATGTTCGACGAGATGAAGGCCAACGCCCAACTGAAGCAGGGCGTGCTCCTCAGTGACGACGACTTCGCCGTGCAGCTCATCGGCGAGCAGATGCTCGGTAACGACATCGTGGTCCAGCGCGTCCTTCGTTCCGGAGGCAAGGTAGACTACATCGCGGACTTCAAGGCCTCTATGGCGCCGGGCACCTGGGCGACTCCGGGGCACATGGGTGAGATTAGGCCGCTCGACATCGACGGGATGACGGAGCTGCTGGGCTGGAGCACGAGGTCCGGCAAGGCCATCAAGAACGAGGGCGAACTGCGCGCCGCCATCGCCGAGGCCAAGGAGACCGGCGAAGACCTCATCCTGCAGGTCGAGGACTCCCTGTTCCGCCACGGCGCCGACCCCGACTACGTGCGCAGGGTGCGCAACGCGCTCGACTTCTCGTGGGAGGGCTTCTGGCAGCAGGCCACCAAGCGGTACAACCTGACAAGCAGGGAGGCGCGGCAGCTCCAGGACATGGTGGGAGCGGCTGCCGACCTGCGCGGCGTCAGTCCCGTCGAGTTCGCCAGCCAGGTCTGGTCCCCCGTAATCCAGAACGGGATGGAGGGGGGTATCGGCGACCTGGGCAAGTCCGTGAGGCTCCTGCGCGGCATCGAGGAGTCCGTCCTGGACACGCTAGCAGCGCCGGTCGGCGAGGCCGGTGAGTACCTCGGCACCCGCGACATGCTCGTCAACCAGCTCGCCAAGATGTTCAGTTCGCACCTGGACCCGTCGGCCAAGAAGGCCCTGCTCCTGGAGTTCAAGCCCGACCTGAAGCGCCTCATTGACAGTGGCGATGTCCGGCTCGACCAGGCCGAGGTCCTGCGCATGTGGGAGGAGGGCGGCGACGACTGGCTGGGGCGCTCCATCATCGACGGCCTTGACGCCACAGAGGGCGACATCTTCGCGGCCAACCTGCCGCGCTCGGCCGTAGAGGCCAACGAGCTGTGGCCAATGGACAAGCCCATCAGCTTCACCTATCGGCCGTCGGTCGATGCCGAGGCCAACGGCGTCCAACCGTTCGTGCTCAGCTTCGACAAGACCGTGGATGACTCCATTGACGCCCTGCCACCGGCCCTGAAGGACCAGGTGCTCGGTGCGTTCGCGCGCGTCAAGGCAGAGTATCCGGGAGTGAACATCGACCACATCCGCGTGGACGACCTGTCGAAGTACACGGACCTCGTCGATGACACGCCCGCTCTGGCGACCGGAATGGATGAGGGTCACGGGGTCATCGTCCTGAACCGACAGTACTTCAACGACGACTACGAGAACATATGGGCCGGCATCGCGCAGGGCGAGGAGCTGGCGCGCACGAAGACGCACTTCTTCGACCCGGTCTGGCGGATTGACGTGCCGCGCGAGTCCAACATCGGGGCGACCTTCAGCGCCGACGTGACGCCGGCTGGGACCATCCGTCACGAGCTGGGGCACCTAATCGACAGCCACATGCGGCGCGACGCCAGGTTCGCCGGGCCGACGGCCCGGACGGCCAGGGGTCGCGTGCCTCGCCGGTTCAAGGCCTACAACGACTTCGCTAGGCGCATCGACGGCTCGCCGGCGCACCGCAGACTGTCCGAATACTCGCATGCCGACGCCGATGAGATGATGGGCGAATGGAACAGCCTGGCCACCGACCCCGACTGGCGGGCTAAGGCGCGGGCCATCGACGAGCGCCCGGTCGTTGCCGAGGACCTCGTTATCGACGAGAGCCTCCCAATCGGAACGCAGGACGTGCCCCCCGGGCGGATGACGAACGAGGGGCCGCAGACTGTCGAGGAGGCAGTGGAAGAGCTGCGCGGCATCCTGGCCGACACTGGCCTCTGGAAGGAGCCGCCCGCCCCGACCGTCAATCCGGACGTCATCCGGGCGCACCGCTACTTCAGCAGGAGGGTGGA